GGATCCACTAGCTATTCAATCGCTGCTCATTCAATGGTTGTTTCGGTTGGTGGTGGTTCCTCCTCTGCTATTGCACAGGCAATCTGGAACAAAAAGCCTCCGGGTTGCGGATATAACGGGAATACAACCGTTACGGTTTATGATACGTCCTACGCAACCCCGATTGCCTATTCCGTCACTTATCTGACCCCAACTGCAACGAATTGCTATTTTGATATAGTCATTAAAAGCAATTCTTTGCTTCCATCAAACATTACTCAGCTAGTCCAAAATGCGGTTGTTGCTTCATTTAACGGCCAAGACGGGGGGCAAGCTGCTTACATTGGGCAGACTACTTATTCAGGGCGCTATTACGCCAACATCAACGCGATAAGCCCTTATGTAAATATCGAAGAAGTCTATCTTGCAGCCTACAATTCAGTAACCGCTGGATCTTTTGTTATTGGTCAGTTCTATCAAATTTTGACGCTTGGCTCGACTACGCAAACGCAGTGGAACACGATAGCAGGAACTTCCGGGGTTACTTATGCGGTGGGCTCAACATTCACCGCTGCAACTACTGGCGCAAGCTCAGGCAATGGCACAGCTCTGCAATTTGCGCTTTTGGTTGCATTCGGCATTGACCAGCTTCCAGTTCTTTCTGCTTCAAACGTAACAGTGACCCTGGTGTAATTATGCAAAACTGGGACGAGACACTTCTTAGCCAATACTACAATTCTCCAACGATTTATTCGCTGTTGAAGTCATACAATGACGCTGTAGACCCAGCAAGTGACATTGCACAGTTTTATGCAAACATTTGGGACGTAAACACGGCTGTTGGAAGTGGTCTTGATATTTGGGGGCAGATTGTTAACGTTTCGCGGTATCTGCAAATTCCGGGTTCACCAAACTTTTTGGGTTTTGATGAAGCTTATCTTTTAGCTTATGCCTCAACTGGTCCCCAGCCTTTTGGACAAGCTCCATTCTATTCTTCTGTTTCAAACACCACGACTTACTACCTATCAGATGACGTTTATCGCCGTCTGATTATGGTAAAAGCAGCGGTCAATATCAGCAATTTGTCGATTCCAAATATCAACAGCTTTCTCCAGTATTTTTTTGGCACTTCGGTATCTGGAAGCCCTTATGGAATCGTTTATGTGATAGATGGCTTAAATATGAGCCTGACGTATCATTTCAACTTTATTCCGAATGCTTGGCAGCTTGCCATTGTGAATAGTTCGGGCGTGTTTCCCCGTCCGGCTGGCGTACTTGTCAACGTAACTTATTAACAGGATCAGAAATGCAAAGCACAAACATCCCATCAAAGATTCAGATCCCTTTTGCAAACTCGGCGGGATCTAGTTACAAAAACACGATTCCACAGGCTTCTCAAATTGGGATAACCAACGGGAAAGCCTCTTTAACTGATGGATTTCCTCCACTTACATTTCAGGCTATCAGCTCTGGCGGTGTCCCTCCTTTTGGCGCGGATTTCAACGGCATTCTTTATGAAATCACTGCCATTCAGCAATGGCAGGAAGCGGGTGGACTTTTCACTTATGACGCAACATTCTCCTCAACCATTGGAGGATATCCCAATGGTGCTGTTCTTTTGGCTGCAGGGCTGAGTGGGCTTTGGCTGAATTCAGTAGATAACAATACATCCAATCCTGATACGGGTGGTGCTGGCTGGATTTCTCTCGCCTTCGAAGGATCTCAATCCGTAACCGTTACAACTGCTGATGTAACTCTTACTACGTTACAAGCAGCTTATCCGGTATTGATTATTTCTGGAGCCCTCACTGCAAACAGAAATTTAATTTTTCCGGCTACAGTTGGCGAATACATCGTCCAGAACAACACCACTGGATCATTTACTCTCACGGCTCGGACAGCTTCTGGCACTGGTGTGACCCTCACTCAAGGGCAATCGACTTTTATTTATGGTGATGGTGCAAATATCAGTTTTGCCGATTCAGCAAAAGTTGCCAGCTTTAATGGGCGAGTCGGAACCGTTAGTCTGACCTCCTCAGATGTAATTTCTGCTCTTGGATTTACGCCTTACAATGCAGCTAATCCAGCCAATTATGTTTCAAACACTCCGGGATTAGTAGATTGGTTTGCTTCAACAACTGCTCCTAGCGGATATTTGGCTTGTAATGGCGCAGCAATTTCAAGAACAACTTATTCCGGATTATTTTCAGCGATTGGCACAACATTTGGAGCAGGTGACGGATCTACTACATTCAACATTCCTGATTTAAGGGCTGTGTTTGTTCGGGGATGGGACAATGGACGGGGACTAGATCCCAGTCGCGTTTTTGGATCGTATCAAGCCGACTCTTTTGGAAGCCATACTCACACAGATACGGGCCACGGGCATTTGGATAACATAATCTTGGGTTCTTCTGCTGGAAGTGGAAATGGATTGTGTGTTGCTCCACAGACAAGCATAGAAAGCCCTTCAAATCGCGTTCAGATTCAAAATGGATATGCTGCCCTTACTAATACGGGTGGGACAGAAACCACACCCAAAAACGTTGCTCTTCTGGCTTGCATCAAATACTAGGAAAAGGTTATGACTCTCATTTACAACTATTCAAACATTACTGGCGAATATCTCAGTTCAGAAGATGCAAGTTATTCTCCGATTGAGGAGGGAGTGATTTTGCTTCCTGCATTTGCAACAATTGAAGCTCCTCCTGTTGTACTTAAAGGAAGCGTTGCGGTTTTTTCTGGTGGATCATGGAGCATTCAAGAAGATCATCGTGGGACCGTCTATTGGTTGCCTGATTTCAGTCAAAATGTTCAAATAGATTTAGGTCCGTTTCCAGAAGGTTCGTCATTAACCGCCCCCGAAGATCATGTGGGAATTATTTATTGGCTTCCTGATGGTTCTCAACACATCATGGCAACAAAGGGACCGCTCCCTATTGGAGCATCAACTATTGCCCCAGCCCCAACAAAAGACCAGATCATCCAATCGTTCAATAGCGAAGTTCAGGTGAATCTTGATAATATTGCGAAATCATGGGGCTATGACTCTCTGTTATCGGCAGTCTCTTATGCGACCTCATCAAATCCACAATACAAAGCTGATGCCGATTCTTTAATAGCTTGGCGTGACAGTATTTGGGCTGAGGCGTACACTATTGAGCAAGGCACTTTGCCTGACACTGCAGAAGCGTTTGTGGCTATGCTTCCAGCAGCACCTACTAAGCCAACCGTTTAAAAAGGAAAAAAATGGCACTTACAATCACAGTCGAATCAACCGTAGAAGTAGATATCATTCTTGAAGGCTTGCGTAAGCTTCCAATGGAAAAGTCTGAAATGCTGGTATACGGAATCCGGATGCAAGTCATGCAGCAAATGCAAGCTCAAGCTGCCCAAGAAGAAGCACATGCTTCTGAGGCTGTAGAAACACACGATGAAGAAGCAAAAGAGGATTAAATATGTCACTGAAGCAACTCGTTTTGGAATTAACCACTGAAGCTCGTCAAGAGCTGCGCTCTATTCTGGATTTCGTAGAAGCAGAAGAAGCCAAGCTTGCTGCTGCTGTAGCCGAAGACGTTAAGAAGGAAGCGGAGGCAGCAATTGCTGTTGCCGATGCTGCAAAAGCTGCTGCTGAAACTGCCCAGAAAGCAGCCGATGAAGCTGCTGCGAAAGCCCCCGCTCCTGTATCCGAGCCAATTTCTGAAGCTCCTGCAGAACCAGTCGGGGATACGTCTGACCCTGCAGCATAAGGAGTAAACATGAGTTGGGAGGCCATTATCGCATCCGTCACTCTGTTTTATATGTTCGTTAGTGGTGTAATCGGATGGTGGACAAAAAGCATATCCACAAGTCAAAAGGGAATAGCTGACGCTCAAACAGAACTGGCTAGAGATATGAAGAATTTAGAGATTCTCCTCCCAACGGAATATGTCAGAAAAACTGATTTAGACGCTCGATTATCAAGGATGGAAAGGACTCTTGATTTGATATTCGACCGTCTAGACGGCAAAGCGGACAAACCATGATTAAGAAGCTTTTAGCTCTTTTCAAGCCCAAACCTTTCGATGTTGAGCCCGTTATAGGCTCATATTTTGATCGTCATCCAGAACATCATCCAGACAAAAAGCCCAAAAAGGCCAAGCCAAAACCCAAGGCCGAGCCCAAGCCTCCAGCAGCAAAGAAAGCTGCACCAAAAAAGAAAGCCAAACCAGAATGAACATAAAGCAGTTTTTCTTAGACATTCTTACCGAAGATGACAACAAGACATTCTGCCTTGCTAGATCCTGCACATTGATGGCCTCAATCACTTTTTGCGCTGTAGGCTTTCTCCATATATTCAAAGGTTTACCTGTTAACTTTTCTGATTTCGGAATAGGTTTTGGGGCCCTGTTAGGTGGTGGTGGCGTTCTCATTGGCGGGAAAGCTGCAACCCAGAAAGAGCAGTCATGATTTACCTGCAGATTTGCGTCCTTCTGGTTTTGTGCGGATTCTCCGCGATGGTCACTCATGAAGTAGATACGGCCAAGTATCAAAAGCTGATTGCTCAGGAGCAGCAGAAATCTGCACAGGCTCAGAAGGATGCTCTTGACCATGAGAATATGGTTGTCTACCAGCAAGCCCAGATTTCGCAGAACAAACAAAAGGAAAAAGATGACTTACAAGCTCAGTATGATTCTCTTATTGCTCAATATCGCGGGATGCTCAAGCAACCCGGTTCTGGTCGAGCAACCTTGCCCAGCTCCTCCCCCGCTCCAGTACCAGCCCAAGGACTCCGCTTACTTGAGCAGGATGTCGAATCTCTTATCAACTTTGCCCGTGATTGCTCCGCAACAGAAATCGAACGGAACGAAGTGATCCAGAAATATAACGCGCTCAAATGATGCAGTATTCCAAAGACGGGCTCCATTTGACGGAGCAATTCGAGGGCTGCAAGCTCGAAGCGTATCCAGATCCGGGCTCTGGCGGGACTCCTTGGACTATCGGATACGGCCACACTGGGCCAGAAGTCAATCCCGGAATGAAGATTACACAGACGCAAGCCGAAGACTTGCTCATGAGGGACGTTCAGAAGGCCGTGAACGCTGTTAATGCTTTGGTTAGGGTCAGACTGTCACAGCAGGAATTCGACGCGCTGGTGGACTTTGTATTCAACGTTGGCAGAACCAACTTTCAGAACTCAACATTGCTTCGACTTTTGAACGCTGGAAATTACAAAGGCGCTGCCGAACAGTTCGATGATTGGGATATGTCTCACGGAAAGCACATGGCTGGATTGCTGAGACGCAGAATAGCGGAAAGGGATGAGTTCCTTTCTGGCATGAAATGAAATTCTCTGACAGCTCGGACGATTTACGTCCAAAGCACTCAAAACAAAAAAGGCAGCATCCGACCAGCGGGTACTGCCTTTCTTGTAACGCCAAACTCGATCACGGATCTTTTTGTGATGATTGGTGCAAAGAAGATCACGAATTTGAACAGGAAATGAGGAAGATCATCGGAAAGCCTAAACGTTAAACAATCAGCAATCCTATGCAATCATCTAACAAATCTGCTTCT